ATATACTCCAATATTCTTAATTGCATCTTTATAGATTACATCTTTTGAAATATTTACTTTTTCTTCAAGCTTAGAAATTAAAACCCACATATATGCGTTTGCGTCCAGACTGCGTTTATTTCTGTATTTTTTTATTTCAATAGATAACTTGTCCTCTTTTAATTCTTCAAGGCTAGAAAAGCTTTCTCGTTCGTTTAACATTAATAGAATTTTAGGCTTTTGAGTTTTATAATCTATTGATATGTCTTCTATTATTCCTATACTTTTCATAAGCTACCTCCTAGAAAGGCAAATCACTTTGCGGTATCTCTTCTTCCTGTTGTTCTATGTTAAATTTCATAACTACAATTTTTGGCATTGCTAATCCTTCTTTGTTTTTGTAAAAACTTATAAAGCCTTCTAATATTGTTATATCTGTTTTATTTTGCACTGCCATATCTTTTGGTAATTGCACACTTATATACATCTTGTCGTATGTCCCATCTTGTTTCTTACTGCTTATGCTTGTACTGTATAATGTTTTTCCATTATTTTCTTTTGCAAATATTCTTGTTGTTCCAACTATTTGTAAATTTTGTTTCATTTAATCTTCCTTTCTTGGAAATGTTCCTTTTTTCAAACATTCCATCAATATTTTTAATTTTGGTAAATACTCGTTGTTTATAAACTCTTCATCATACTCAATTTTGTGAAACTGTATTCTATCTAAATCAATTTCATTAAAATAATTATTGTAATCCCTCTCCTGTAACGAATACGATACTATATATAAATTTCTAGTATTGTATGCGTACATTTCAACTTGTGCTTGTCGCCAATATTGTTTTGATACTTTAAACTCTTTTTCAATATTGTGTGTTTTTATTTCATAAATGCAATCTTTTGTATTTCCATCTAGGTTTACTCTTAATCTATCTAGTATTATTTGTTTATCAAATTCTAGATCTGGAATATTTAAAGCTGATAAAATTTTATGTTCATAATTGTTTCCTGCTTTTATTGCTTCGCTTAAAAGTTGCTTTTTATTTAATCCTAGTTTTTCAAGCCACCAACTTTCAAATGTTTTTGTTTGCCAATTTCCAACTACAAAACTTGTGTCACTTGCACCTATGTATCCACTTCTATCTTGACTTTGTATCAATGTTTGACAAGTCCTTCTCAAAATTATTTAAAATATCAAAATAACTAAATATTGCTTTTACTTCATCTTCTGACTTGTGAAGTCTCTCGGCGATTTCCTTTGTCGTTAATCCTGTTTTCATTTTTTGTGTATATATTTGCTGACATCTTTCTTTAATCTTAAAAATATTATGTTTTGATAAATCATCTTCCCAATTGTCTTTTTCGTTTTTTTCTTCTTCCTTTAGCCATAAATTAAATCCTAAACCTGTTCTTATTGCTACACCCTTTACAAATAGTCTTGTTTGGCAATTCCATAATCTTTGTTGTGTCATTGAATTGTCTTTTACGGGATTACTTCCGTTTGTTACTGGTCCTCTTTGTATAAATTCTATATCATCAATTACAATTTTTACTGCTGTTTCATAAACTCTGTTGCTTATTCCGTTTTTATCTGTAAAGATTTGTTCTGTCATATACAAACTACTTCCTGTGTTAGGATTAACAACTGGTTCAAAATATACTTTTGTTGCACCGTTTTCGTGTAATAAATCTACTACTTTCGCCCAGTTTAAATAGTCTGCTTCATCTACTTTTCTTAATTCTTTATAACTTTTTAGCATTTATCTTTCCTCCTCAAAATTATTATCTCTGTAATCTTCCCAAGCTGTGTCTTCTTTTTCTGCCCATATTTCATCTTGTTTTCGCCAATATTCCTCTGATGTGTTATATTCAATTTCTGGCATTGTCATTAAATTATCAACTTCCACTTGCTTTTACTCCTTTTTTGTGGTATTATAAATATAGTTATATTATTAATGAAACTTTTTTTGAACTAGTTTTGATTTAGCGGTCTGACTAGTTCTCTTATTTTTGCTAGAATTACATCTGGTCTGTCGCAATCGTTGCCTGTTGCTAAGTCTACGATTTGACAAATAAAATCTTCTTGTTCTTTTATCTTGCTACCACAATGTTCAATTACCTTATCCCTATTTTTTACCTTTACTTCTAAGTTCGCTATTTTTCTGTCTTTCTTTGTAAACATTCTTCACACCCCCTATCCAAATATTTTTATTATTTTTTTGTCTAATTTATCTGAAAGTTTCCAAAAACTTTTAAATAAATTAATATTTAAAAACTTATTAAATGTGTATTGTAATAATATTGCTATTACTATTGCTTGTATTAATCTTCCTAGCACTACCATTCCACATAGCATTACATCTAACCAATAACTAATCATTTGTTTTACTCCTTATCTATAAATTTGTTCCATTATTCTGTAAAATTCTTCTTTGTCTATTCTTATACCTGCTGTTCCTATCTTCTTTTTAGCTGTTTCCATTTCTGGTCTTTTCATTGTTTTATACTTGCTGAACACAACAGCCTAACTCTTCTGCTAATTCTTTTACTGTTGCAAATTTTGTTCTTGTTCTACTACATAAATTTGTCATTCTTTCACTCTCCTTTATTTTTTATACACTTATCGTGTCGTTTGAAGTTAAAAAAATTTTATCATCTTCTGTACCAAGTATTTTTTTTATTTCTATAATACATTTAAAACTAGGATTTCTATATCCTGTTTCATAGTTTGCATAGGTTGCTCTTTTTATATTTAATAGCCTAGCCATCTGTTCCTGAGTAAAACCTTTTTGTTTTCTTAATTTTATCAATTTATTTCTTGGTCTGTATTTATTAATCATTTCGCCCTCCTTCTTTGATACTTTACGTGTCTGTGCCATTATATTATCATAAGATACTTAGCGTGTCAAGTGTTTTGCGAAAAAATTTTATAATTTTTATTTTAATTGCCTGTAACACTTGCTATTGCTGCTTTTTCTCTTTTAAGTTTTTTTCTATTGACACTTTTCGTATATTTTATGTAAATTGCTTCATTTCGTGTCTTTGTTATGTTATAATGATATTGGAGGTATCATTATGGGATTCAAAGAAAGATTAACTCAATTGCGAAAAGAATTAGGATTAACGCAAGAACAATTAGCTGAAAAATTAGGAATGGGATACACAAGAACTGCTATCTCTGCTTGGGAAGTTGGTAGAAACGAACCATCTAATAGCGATACTGTTAAAATTGCAGAATTTTTCGGTGTTTCAACAGACTACCTATTAGGTAAAACTGATATAAGAAACATAGAAGAAGATTTTAAATTTGCGTATCATAAAGAAACTGAAGGACTATCTGAAGATGAGATAAAAGAAGCTTTAGATTTTTATAAAAAGATTAAATATGGGAATGAAAATAATAAAAAATAGAGGAGGAATAATAAATGGAAAATAAGCAGAGCTTACCTATGAATTGGTGGAAATTTTGTAAATATTTTAGATTTCCAGTTAACATCGCAATGTGGATTATATCATTAATAACAATATGTAATAATGTACTAGATGGCGATTTTTATTATATAGACATTGTGGCTATCTTAGTTCCTGCAATTTATATAATATTTCAATTTATTGTATATAGTAACTTTATAAAGGAAACAAAAAATGGTTACAAACTACTAATTTCTTCATTTTTTGTAGAATTAATTATTAGCAGTGCTCTTTATGCATATTCAAATTCAACAGACTTTCACTTTACTCAATCTTTTATAATATATGCTGTTATATGGGGATTTATATTTGTTTACCCTAATTGTGTGTATTTTTCCAAGAGAAAATATGTTTTTGAACAAAATTCAACAATTTCATCAGAACAACATAATACTACTCTATTAGATAATAATGTTACTAAAAGTACTGAAAAAAATACTCAACAATCTACTAATACTTCTTGGCAAGGATATTTAGATAAGACTTTCAAACCAAGGGGAGAAACAACCACAACATCACTTTCAGAAATAAGACTCGAAAACAATACTAATACAATTAAAGATGATTTAACAGACAATAATTGTAAAGATAAGTTCTGTAGAAATTGCGGTTCTCCTTTGTTGGAAACTGATAATTTTTGTGCTGTCTGTGGAAAAAAAATAAATTTATCATAAAAGGAGAAAAATTATGCTAACTGAAAGATATGGTTTTACAGACGATGAAGGCAATATTGAAATTATAACAGTAGATGAAATCTTAGAAAGTTATAAAATAAAGGGATTGAATTTAGAAGAATTACAAGAAAAATATGTAAATACCGTTGATGAATACGAAGAAAAAATCAATGGGTATGAAAAACTTTTAAACGATTCTGAAGATAAATACAATGCATTAAACAATTCTTTTAATTCATTAACAGAAACGGTTGACAAATTAAAAGAATCACTTCAAGTTAAAAATTCTGACAGAAACTACAACTATTCTTTTATAGGTATTCTAATAATAGTAGCTATTATTGCATTTTTTATCGGAAAATCTTTTACTAGTAAAGAAAAATCATAATAGCATGAGATATGAACCAACTTGAAAGTTATGGAATAGAACCCTATGAATTATAAAACTGATATTTTTCGAGGTAATTTATGGAACTAAATAAATTATATTCAATCGCCGACAAAGAAAACATACCTATAATTAATCATAAAATGAAAAATAAGGCGATTATTTGTGAAATAGATAAAGAATATTATATAGGACTTAATTACTCAAATTTTGATAATTCTCGCGAAGAAAAAGAGATACTTGCTGAAGAACTCGGTCATTATTATTGTAACGCCCTATACGATATTA